ATGGGAGAAGCTAGAGGCAGACCAGAAGGAAGCCGCCCGCGTCTCCGGCCTGAAGGATGCCCGTATCGCCGAGCTGACCGACGAGGTCGCCCGCGTGAAGCAGGAAGCTTCCAAGAACATCTGGACGCTCACGGGTGCGGCCTTGTTCGTCGCAGGAGCACTCGCCACAGCCTTTGCCGGGCCGCGTATCGGCATCCCCCTAATCGCCTGTGCGGCCTTCGCCGGGGGAGTCCCGTTCATCTACGACTCGCCCTACTTCCTCCTCGTCGCCATCGGGACGGCCGCAATCGCCTCCGGCTTCGGGCTGTGGTGGGTTTGGGACAAGGTGCGGGACTCCGTCAACTCCTCCAATGTCAAAAGGGATTAAGGTCGTATGGCGAAAGCTGGGCCGCGAGGTCGCTTGGGGTCAGGCACACTTCGACCCGGCGCATCCGCTGATTGAGGTAGACCCTCGCCTCGGTGCGAAACGCCAGCTTGAAGTCCTGTGCCACGAAGTCCTGCACATAACCCTGTTCCCGAATGACACCACCCCGGCCACAGAGAAGCTTGTCGATGCCGCGGGCAAGAAACTTTGTGAGACTCTCTGGAAGCAAAACTACCGCCGGGTGCTGATGGACAAGAACACCAAGCCTCCTCGCATCTCATGAGCGCCGCTCCGTTCACCCCGGAAGACATCCCGAAGGAGGTCAAGGATGGCCTCGTCGCCTCCGTCCTCGGCGGACTTGCGATGACGGCCCGGCTTCTGCTCTCTACGGAACCCGTGTCAATTGGCTGGGTTGCCCGCCGGGTTGGTGCGGCCGCAATTACCGCGGCTATCGTCGGCTACGCAATCCAAGACCACATCTCTTCGGCGGGACTGCGAATGGGTGTGGTAGGCGCGGCTGGCTACGCGGCTCCGGAGTGTCTCGACTATCTGCTGAAATACGTCAAGGCTCGCGGCGAGAAGGAAGTGGCCGCGGTTGCCGGGAAACCCTCCAAGCCCAATGGCAAAAAGAAACCCAGCTCCCGTCGCCGGAAGTGAGGGGAACCTCCTCCTTGCGGTATTCCTTCTGACCGCCTTCGCCGGGGTTTCGGCACTTGGGTCGGCATACATCTCAGGCTTCGTCCTTGACCAGCTTCAGTCCACAGAGGCGATGGCCCTCATCATCACGGACGGCGGCATCAAGTCTGATTCAAAGGAGCTGGAGCGAAACCTGTCCACGGCCACGATGGCTTTGAACGCATGCCGGGACTTTGGCTGGGCGCTCGCGGTAGGGTGTATCGGGGTGGGGGTGGCCCTTGGGGTCAGGTTAAGGGTCAAAAGGCCTCCACGGGCTTCCTAGAGGGGTCTTTTGGGGGTCGCCGGGCCTCGGTCGCAACAGAGCCTGTATTCGCTAAACCCCGAAATCGCACTTAGAACCCAAAATAAACCTTTCGCCGGGGGCAAGCTTCGCCCAAGGTTACTCTCGTTCCACCAAACACAACCCACAAAACCAAAACACAAATGACCACCCCGTTCAATCCCATCACCACCCTCGACAACGACGAGCGCGTCCTCGTCAGCACCAACCGGGAAGCCGGGCTGACTGTCCCGGACTCGCTCCCCGTCAGCTGGAACGAGGCTGACTCCACGACGCGCTCCGTCTGCCTCTGGTATGCCCGCAACACCATGTCCTACTTCGACAAGGCAAAGGTTGCCCGGCACATCATCGGTTGCGAAATCCTCGCCAACGAACAGGCCGGAGTAAAGCCCGTCATCACCAAAGCCCGTGCCGACCAGCTTTGGGCGATGGTCTTCGCCAAGTAACCTTTCCCCCAACCCAGATACACCCATGCTCCACAACCCAAACCGAAAGCCCCACAAGTACCGCGAGACTCGCCAGCAAGGCCGCGAAGTGAACCTCACGCTCACCGCGCCCTCCGCCTTGGCGAAGCTTGTCCACATCGAGTCCCGGCTCGCCAACAAGTCCGTCTCGCACTTCATGCGCGATGTCCTCGCCGACCGCTACAAGCACATCATCGGCGACCGCACCAAAGCCCGCTAACATGTACAACCTCGAAACCACCGGAAGGCCCGGTATCTCCATGCTCGGCGGCAACGACCCGGTGTTTGTCCGGGTGCTGGAAGCCTTCCACAAGTCCCTCGGTCGCCCGGAATGCGACCTGACCTACGGAGACAGCTTCTCGCTACGCATCGCCAAGGGTCAGACCATTAAGGAATCCCTCACCCTCGCCGCCGAAGACCTCCAGCACCCCGACAGCGACGCGCCGTCTGCGGCCCGGGAACACGTCCCCAAGCTTCTCGCCAATCTCTAATCCCATGCACCCTCCCAAGACCGCACAGACCTTCACGCTCACGCGGGAACAGCTCATCGGGCTGTCGAAGCTTCAGAGCCGCGGATGGACTCTCGACTTCCACAACCTCCAGCACCTCCCCGGCGAGAAAGCCATCGCCATCCGCGTTGTCGGCCAGACGACCGGAGCGGAGATGTACATGGTAATCGAGCCGGACGGCTACACCCACTCATGATGTCCCCGTACCTTGCGTACAGCATCGCCGTCGGCGTTCAGGCTCCCCTGAGCATCGACCAAGCCGCCGAAGCTGTCGAAGTCTTGGAGGCACACCCGGAGATGCTTACCTCCGGCGAAGCTTGCCGCGGACTCGACCGCCTACGATACATTGTGGAACGCCACTCGTCCGATGAATAAAATGAAAGTCCTCGTAGCTTGCGAATACTCCGGGACTGTCCGCGATGCGTTCATCGCCGCCGGCCACGACGCGATGTCCTGCGATTTGCTACCGACCGATGTCCCCGGCCCGCACCATCAAGGCGACGTCTTTGAAATAATCGACAAGAAGTGGGACTTGATAATCGCCCATCCTCCATGCACTTTCTTGTCCAAGGCCGGAGCGCGTTGGCTGTACAAGGGCGGCAAGCTTAACGAAGAAAGGTATCTCGACGGACTACGTGCGAAGAAGTTCTTCATGCGGCTCCTGAACGCAGACTGCCCGATGATAGCGGTCGAGAATCCTACGCCGATGAAAACATTCGACCTCCCGGCGCACTCTCAGGTAATCCAGCCATACCAATTTGGACACCCGTATTCGAAGCGGACTTTGCTTTGGCTGAAGAATCTTCCGCCTCTCATTCCTACATGCGTCCTTGACCAGTACACTCCCTACCTTCCATCTAACACGGGAGGAAAGAAGAGAGGTCAAGCTTTCTCGCGCGGGACGAGCAAGAATTGGAAACAGAGTGCGAAGACCTTCCAAGGGGTGGCTGAGGCAATGGCCGCTCAATGGGGTCAAATCGCCTCCACGGGCTTGCCAGAGGGGTAAAACAGGCCTCCCGGAAGCCCGACCTAAACCGATACTGTATAGACCAAACCCCTAAATCGCACTTACCCCCTAAAAAAACCTTTCGCCGGGCCGCAGCTTCGCCCAAGGTTACTCTCGTTCCACCAAACCACACCGACAAATGCCTTCCATCAAAGCCAACAAAACCATCACTCGCGAAGACGAATCCTTCCTCGCCAACCTCATCGCCACTCGCTGGCTGATGTTCAGCGAGCAGGTCATCGCGACGGGCGAATCGCCCGCCAAGCTGTCCGAAATCGTCGAGCGCAACGTCTGCGGTCTGTACGAGCCGGGCAACTTCCTCGACGGCAAGAAGTTCGTCGCGGCCCGCAACGAGCGCATCGCCAAGCTGGCTATCTGCTACGCGGCTGAAGCCTTGAAGTGCGGCGCTCACCCCTCGGTCTTGGCCCACTTCAAATCCCGGGCCGCATAATTTACACCACCAACCAAACACACAAATGAACGTCAACAAACTCATCGAAGCGACCCAAGCTTGGGCCGCGGAATCCGTCGGATTCTTCTACCTCATGCCTTACGAGGACGCCGTCGCCCATGGCGTGCCTTTCTCCGTCACCTTCCAATACAAGGGTTGCGACTTCGCCGTCATCATCCCGGAATAATCCTGCTCGCAAGCTTCCCGAAATGAAAGCCATCGCCATCCTGTTCGCCATCGCCATCTTCGGATGGCTCGCGGTCGTGACCTTCTGCGGCCCGGAACTCTACCGCCTCATCAACGGCCCGGAGCCTGTCAAAGCCAAGGTCGTCCGCCGCCATCGCTGACCCACTTCCATGCCCAAGCAATCAAAAGACCTCCACGCGCTCGTCGCGGAGCTGTATCCCCATAAGGACATCAGCCTCAAGCCGGAAGCCATGGTCGCATACTGCGAACACCTTGGCATCACCGAGCCGACCCTGAGCGACCTTGAAGCCGCCGAAGAAAACTTCCACGGCGAACACCGGAGCGACCGGGACTTTGCCTACTATGTCGCGGACGCAACCGACCTGTTCGGCGACCTCCCTAAGCACGGGCGACACACCCACCCGTGCGAGCTTTACTTCGATTGGGACAAGTACGCTCGCGACCTGATGTACGACTTCTTTGAATCCTCCGGCCACTACTTCCGCAACCAATGAGCAACCTCCTGCACCCCAAGCTAGAGCGCCTAGAGGTCGTCGCTGACAAGGACGGATGGGCAAGCCGGGACGAGTTCAGCTGGCGACCCTGCCCGTGCTGTGGCGACCACCTCGGCGGGGAACGCTACGAGGTCAAGGCAATCTACTACAACCGCAAGTCCCCGTCCACCATCTCCGTCATGCGGGGAAGCTTCTGGGTCTGCAACGACTGCGTGTACGAATACCAATGAACGCTCAGGCCCACCACTTCGTGTTCCGCCACCTGATGGCTGAAGTATCCGAGGTCAACGACCGCATCGAGGCCGGGGACATCTGCTCCAACAAGACCGCGCTCCCCCGGTGTCGAAAGCTGTGCGAGCTGTACGCCGATGCCTACGACCGGGCCGGATGCCGAGAGGTTCGCCTTGAACCTTATGTTGCGGCTGGCGGCTGGGTAGGCATAACCTACTCCTACGACGCTCCTACTGACGGCCCTATCGTTGGGTCTATGGTTCCCCGGCGTTTCCTCCCTTAACCCTCATGCACCTACCAGACCCTACCTACCTACCCAAGATTGTCGTCAAGCCATGGGGCCGCGAAATCTGGTACGCCGACCAAACCCAATACGCCGGGAAGCTTCTTGAAGTCAGCCGGGGTAAACGACTGTCCCTTCAGTACCATGAGCGCAAGGTAGAGACGCTCTACCTTCTCTCCGGCCGGGTCATCCTGACCTACGGGGCAAGGGACAGCCAGATGGAATGGCTACCGGGTCGTGCTGTCCACATCCCTGCAACGACCCTGCATCGTTTCGAGGCCGCAGAGGACAGCGTCCTTCTGGAAGTGTCCACTCCCGACCTTACGGACGTCATCCGGCTTGACGACGACTACTCCCGCCCCCAGCGTGACTGACCCATGAACAACAATAACATCTTCGTCTCCATCATCAGCGCGCGCCGCCCTGACCGGGTTCCGGCGATGAACGCGCACGTCGCCGACGCTACTTGGTTCGTCGCCGCCGGGGAAGGGGACGCGTACCGTGCCGCCGGGGCAAAGAATGTCGTGGAGTCCGGCAAGCTGTGCGAGAGCCGCAACGCCGCACTTGAAGCCGCATTCGCCCTTGGGCTTCCCTGCCTACAACTGTCCGATGACCTGAAGCGCGTCAAGAAGGCCCATAGCAAAACGGACACCGAACAGGTCAAGCTCATCTCTGCGGCCCGGGACATGCTGACTGCCGGGCAGAAGTTCGGAGCCAAGCTGTGCGGAGTCGCCCCGACTTCTAACCCCTACTTCTACAACCCGGAGAAGCCTTACCGCGACCGGGCCTTCATCGTCGGTGACATGATTCTGGTGTTCCCGTGCGACATCCGCTTCGATGAGAAGATGCGCCTCAAGGAAGACTACGATTACACCCTGCGGCACATCGAGGCATTTGGCCGGGTGCTTCGCGTTGACAACATCCTTGCGGAGTTTGCTCACCGCTCCAACAAGGGTGGTGCTGTGTCCTACCGCACCTCTGAGCTTGAGCGCGAGTGCATCGCCTACCTCAAGAAGAAGTGGGGCAACGCCATCAAAGACAATCCGCGCCGACCGGATGAAATCCTGCTCAACCTCAGATGAAGCTCGCGCTCACACTTTACTCGATGATTGCCTGTGCCGGGCTTGAGGCATCGGATGAGATGTTGCTTATGGCAATCGGCATTGTTGAGTCACGCTTGGACCATTTCGCCGTCGGTGACGGAGGTCGTGCGCTTGGTGCGTATCAGATGCACCCGGAAGCTTGGCAGGATGCCAACGCACTCCTCAAGTCGCAAGGCCGCAGAACTTACAAGCGCAACGCATGGCGGGATGCCGCAGTCCAGAAGCACATGGCGAGTGCGTATCTTGAAGTCATCCGCACCCGGTTGCGCGGCGCGGGCTACCTTTCCCCCTCCCCTGCCCAGCTGGCGGCATGCTGGAATCTGGGGCCGGGCGGAGCGATTCGTAATGGGCTTCCCCTGACCGATTATGCTAAAAGGGTCGTATCTATTCGGCAAAGTCTCCCGTGCGATTTCAGAAAATAAACCTTGTCACCCAGACCCTTTTCGGCCAACTTTACTTTCGTTCCACCAAACCACCAATGAATACCACCAACGCCATCCACGACCGAAGCAAGAACATCGACGAGCGCATCAGCGCGGTTCTCGCCGACAAGGAAATCCTCATCATCAATCAGGAGGGAACGCTCGCGAAGACCAAGCGCGAATACGCGTTCTACCTCATCGCCCTCATCGACGCGAAGAAGGATTCCGTCGAATACAAGCTCGCCAAGCGCAAGCTCCGCCGGGTCAGCGACGCGCTCATCAACGAGCATCTCGCCGTCATCACGCGCATCGGCATCAACAATCGCCCCAACGGCTAACCCTCATGGAAAACAAACATCGCATCGCCAACCTCAAGGCCATCCTCAAGGCCACGCGCTTTGAGGCAAAGACTTACCGCGAAAGGGCGCGGGATTCCCGCGGCAAGCTTCTCGCCGCGATGAAGGAGGTCGCCGCTGACCCGGCTCACGCACACCTCCGCTACTCTGAGGTCGGTCGCCTGTACATTGAGCAGGAACGATTCACTACCTTGGCTTCCCTGTCCGATGGTTCGGCCTTGACCTTGCGTAATGAGCTTCAGACTCTCAAGGCACAGCAATGAACGACATCCTTACCATCGCAATCGACCCCGGAGTAAACGGAGGTGTCGCTTGGAACTTCAACGGCAGTACGACCGCGCTTCGCATGCCGCCGACCGACTTCGACACCTGTAACCTCCTCGCGAGCCTGTCGAAACAGTCCGGCATCGTAGAGCTCTACATCGAGCTTCCGCCGTTGTTCGCGGGCCGCAACATCCCCGGCTCCGCTATCGGCAAGATGATGCTAAACTACGGCATCTGCTACGGAGCCGCCGTCGCCCTCGGCTTCAAGATTCACCCGGTGCGCCCTCCCATCTGGCAGAAGGCCCACCCGGTCGGCACGAAGGGCGACCAGACCACAACCCAATGGAAGAACAAGCTGAAGGCCCGTGCCTCTGAGCTGTATCCAGACAACCATGTCACCCTCGCCACGGCAGACGCGCTCTTAATCCTTGACGCGGGACTCCGTAAGGCCATCAACTGAGTTTACATAACTCAGACAGACCCTTTCTTTTGTAAACTTTTCCACCAACCACCATGCCCAAAGACAACCAACCCAATACGGCGCGCCAAGACTTGGTCGCCTTCCTCAACGCAATCGGCAATGTCTCCGCCGACCGGGTCAATCCGGCCTTCAAGAGCAAGTATGCCTCGCTCTCGGAGATTCTGGACACAGTCAAAGCTGTGGCCCGGGAGCATAACCTCGCCGTCCACCAGTCGCTCTCCTCCGCAGAGGGTCAGGTTCGCGTGACGACCACCTTCCTCCACGCGTCCGGCGAGTCTCACGACAGCGGAACCCTCTCCTTCGTCGCACCGGGCGACGCACAGAAGCTCGGGAGCGCAATTACCTACCTCCGCCGCCAATCGCTCCAAACCGCCTGTGGCATCTCTACGGACATCGACGACGACGGTGCTAAGGCATCCTCCCCTTCTCCCCGGCCCGCGGCTCGCCCGGATGTCTGGTTCAGTTTCATCCCGCCGGACAAGATTAATAAAGCCCAAGATTACCTTGTGTCAAAAGGGTGGCTTACTGAAGGACACAGCCTCGCAAGCTTGAGCAACGAACACCAGCTTGTCATCACCGAAAACCAATCCGCCTTCCTGAAGGCCATTTCCAAGTGAGCCGCGACGACGAGACGGAACTGAGCAAGGAGGTCACGAACCTCCGGCTCCAATTGCACCACGCGCAGATGCAAGTCGAGCGGCTGACCGGGACGGTCAACTACTTCCGAATCGAGGCCCGGGACTTTGAGGCCAAGTGGCTTCGCGTCATGGAAGAGAACGAACTCCTCCGCCGGGACGGGGTAACCCTCCGCCGGGAAATGGCTAATGAGCTTGAGGCGACACGCGCCGACCTCGACCGGGCCAACGAAGTCCTCGCCAAACTCTTCAAGAAACAATGACCCAGAACTCATTCTTCGCCTGTCCGCCCAAGACCAAGTACACAGTCTTGAATCTTGGGGCCGGGGTTCAATCCTCATGCCTAGCACTCATGGCGGCAAAGGGTGAGATTGGGGAAGTCCCTGACTTCGCGGTCTTCGCGGACACTCAGGCAGAACCCAAGGAGGTCTACGATTGGCTCGACTGGCTTGAGAAGCAGTTGCCCTTCCCGGTCTACCGCGTGACGCGCGGAAGCCTGACGGAAGAAAGCTTGCGAGTCCGCCGCTCGTCCCGGAGCAACAAGAATTACCTCCGTCGCCTTATCCCCATGTTCGGGCTTATGCCGAACGGTGACAAGACTGCGGCCATCGGTCGCAAATGCACGGCGGACTACAAGATTGTCCCCATCATCAACAAGATTAAGGAGGTCTGCGGCATCAAGCGCGGGCAGAAGGACATCACCGTCACCCAGTGGATTGGCATCAGCTACGATGAGATGCAGAGAGCCAAGGTTCCGTCGCATGCTTGGACTCAGCACAGGTGGCCGCTCATCGAGAAGAAGATGATGCGCGAGCATTGCATAAAGTGGATGCGTGACAACGGATACCCGGAGCCTCCTCGCTCCGCATGCTACTATTGCCCGTTCCATTCCAATGAGGAGTGGCACAGGCTAAAGACCCAAGACCCGGAACACTTCAAGCTGGCGGTCGAGTTCGATTACAAAGTCCGGGCCTTGTACAAAGCCAAGGACGAGACGATGCGGATGGAGGTCTACCTTCACAGCGCATGCAAACCGCTCGACCAAATCGAGTTCAACCATGACGACGGACAGGCGGAATGGGATTTCAAATCTGAATGCGAGGGCATGTGCGGACTCTAATGCCTGACCGACGCGCCAATCCCCCGACCGCCATGTCGCACATGGCTTCCAAGATGCCTCGCGAGAGCCATGCCTTGTTCCTTGTCATTGACGGCCGGGTAGAGAATCCGGAGTTCGTTGTCTGGGACAGGGATTCCTTCACCGAAGAGCTGTGGAAATGGAAGCGCAAGGAGGTTCGTGTCTCCGGCCGCAATATCGAGTTCTGGGCCAAGCACGGACAAGAGTATTTCCGGTTCAATCCTAACGCTGTATGAAACCTATCACCAAGACGAAGCTCATCCCTTCTTCAATCATCAAGCTTGCGGCCAACACGCCGGAGCCGTTTGCCCTGTTCATCTGCCTTGATGGCTTGCCGTACTGCGAGGTCAAGGCCTCACGCATGTCCGACTTCACCGACAGGCTCGCCGCGTGGAAGAAAGACAACCTCGCCTCTCTCCGTCC